GTTCTCTGCTTGGACGGAGGAGACCCAAGTTCAGATATCGCAACCTTGTAAAGGTTGTTCTTTCTGAACCATAAATCTCTGTCTTAGTTTGACGAGCCTTATAAAGCTCGGAGTTGATCATGATAAATTTGTCACTAATGTAATTTTTACCTAGTGACGGAGTGAGACCTGCTGTTGAAACATAATGCTTCCAGAGATCATAGTTGGCCGCGCGCATCACGAATACGATGTCGTCCCCATTAACCAGCATGGGAAGGGATTTGAGTGAATATGAGTGACCTTCTGTCACCTCTAAAAAGTACCTGTTAACTGCAATATTGATTATACACAAAATGGGAAAGGAAGTAACACTTCCCATTAATTGTCCCCAGACCTGTTTTAAAAGGTCACCATCGGGGTATTCCACTTGATGGCCAGTTAGACTCTTTATGAACATAAATGTTTCATAAAGCTCTAACTCCCCAAGTTTGGATAGTTCTTCAACGCAGACCTCAGATAAAAGTTTATTTATCATGTCTGTCGCTGCTTTATAATCACCACTATTAAATACATAACCTTCTGGTAGGTGTCCACTCCCGAAGCAATCCTCTAAGATTGCCGGGGTACATGGTGTCCCTATCAGTTGAAAGTTTTGATTTTTCCTGAGATGACTGTGAAGCCATTTCTGGATGTATCTCATATAATAGTAGGGGGCTGAAGGCCCCGCAGTAATAACTCGGCTCTTAAGAGGTTCCGGTAAGGCAATAGGTTTACAAGTATAGTCAGACTCTTTACTAAATTCCCGCACATCTCGACAAAAAGATGCAACGTCAGGAACGGCCAGGTACCTTGATATGGTTCTATTGCTACTCATGCAATAAACCATTCGATCCAGTACTACCTCTGTGTTTAAGAATTGTTCCTTTAATCCACAGCCTGCGCCTCCAACCTTACGGTTAAAATCAAAATGGCACCGAAATGAAGGTACCAAAAAGGTTTTCCGTTTGATGGGACGAAATTTTAGCTCACGCACGGTTCTTTTAACCTGGTGAACGAGTTGATCAAGTAAATCTTTATCCTCAGTCTTATGCTCAAGGCACACTCCATTCTTGTGGTCAAGAATTGACTGCTCTAGGAAATATTCACTAACTTCAGGACATCCCCTTTTGAAATTGAGTAAGGAGAAGGCCTTGTGAAGTTGACGTCTGCCCATTATACCTTTACAAACACGGTATATGGCACCACCTCCAAGTATTCCAGGTTGATCCAAGAAATAACTGGGGCAGGGTGGAAGTTCTTTCTGCTTTGCGGCAACGGCAAAAACGTATGAAGTTTGAAACTTCAAACACGCCTCCGCAATTCCTGCTGCATACATGACTGACCAGTAGTCACAAACCTCCTTCAAAGCATTCCTGCTCAATCTACCTAATTTCAGGCTAACCCAAAGTAGATCTAAACATTTTGCAATGACCCACGAGTTCTCGACGCATCTATCGATGAACGTATATAACCCTGTCGACTTAAATTTTTCATAGTCTGGACAGGTCCGCTGCTCGTAGGACAGCTGGGTGCGTACCTTCTGACACAAGTCGGTCACCTTAGGGAAACTATCAAACACTTTGTGTTGTTTGAAGGCCTCTATAGGTGACTCGTCAGAATCGGGACATTCAGCTACTGATCTTATAAACCAA